CCTACCTGTAGCAGTAGACGCTACATGTAGTGGTCTCCAGATTCTCGCCGGTCTCGCCAAGGACGCCTCCACTGCTCGCATGGTAAATGTCATTGGGAGCGAAAAGCCTCAAGACGCCTATGCAACCATCGCTTCAAGGAGCATGGAGGCAATCCCTGATCGGCTAAAACCCCACTGGGATAGGAAGGTAACTAAGCGTTGTGTGATGACTATTCCATATAACGCTAAGCCCTTCTCTAATCGTTCCTACATAAGGGACGCCTTTAAAGAAAAAGGTGTTGATGTAGATAAAGAAGAACTAACTCAATGCGTAAAGGCAGTACGAGCAGCTATGGAATTAGTTGTACCCGGCGCAATGAGAGTAATGAAATGGATAGAGACAGAAATAGCAAGAGCTATACGAGACGGAGCTGATGAAATTAAATGGACAACACCATCAGGTTTCAAAGTTAAGCAACGTCTTATGAAGACAGCAAAGAGCACTATCGAATCACAGCTAATGGGCAGAGTCAGGATATCAATTGCTGGAGCTGAGAAAGGTGTAGACCTAAAACACCACAAGAATGCGACAGCACCAAACCTGATTCATTCATTAGATGCTTCATTGCTTCATTTGTCAGTCATGTCAACAAACTTTCCAATAGCTTTGATACATGATTCTGTCCTATGTCGAGCTACTGATATGTGTAAACTGTCCACATTGGTACGCAAAACTTACATGACTCTGTTTGCAGAGCATGAACCCCTTAACGACTTCGCCCTAGCAATAGGAGCTGAAGAAAAACCACCGATTATTGGCGACTTACAACCAGAAGCCGTAATTGATTCACAATATTTTTTCTGTTAATGAGAAACATACACGTAACACCCGAGCCTGTAACCCTAGAGGGATATCAAGCTGTGTTAAAGCCAAGTAAGTTTGGCTATTCATTAAAAGCGATAGTTGGAGATGACTTAATCTCTCAGCTAGAAGATGAAAGAGCAGACTGCCTTAAGTGGGCAGAGAGTAAACTTAAAAACCCAAAGAGATCGACACTAAAACCTACACCATGGGAAGAGGTATCGAAAGGTAAGTATCTAATCAAGTTTTCTTGGTCAGATGAGAAGAGACCTCCAGTTGTTGATACTGAAGGTACACCAATCAAGGATGAAACTACACCAGTATATGCAGGCAGTAAAGTTAAGCTTGGATTTACTCAGAAACCATACATACTAAGAGATGGTGTGACCTATGGCACATCACTAAAGTTATCTGGAGTACAGATAGTAAGTGTTCAGTCAGAGGTAGGTGTAGATACAGGTGATTTGGATGAGCAAGGAGCTGCTGAATTGTTTGGTAGCACTGCTGGATTCAAGGCACAAGAACCTAACGTGACACCTGACACGACACCAAGTTCAGTAGAAGACGACTTCTAATGGCATTTCGATCAGGACTTGAAGAGAAAGTAGCTGATCTATTAGTAAGTTTGGACGTTGACTACGAATATGAGGAAGCGTCCTACCCTTACACTATTCAACACAGCTATACTCCTGATTTTGTATTACCAAATAACGGAGTAATCCTAGAGGTCAAAGGATATTGGGATCCACCATCTAGGCGAAAGATAAGACAAGTCATTAAAGATAATCCCACGATAGACCTTCGCATGGTCTTTCAAGATCCATACAAAAGGATCTCAAAGAAAAGCAAAACAACCTATGCGAAGTGGTGTGAGCGATATGGAATATTATGGTGTGCTGCACACTGCATACCAGTTGATTGGTTGAAATGACAGCAGAGTTTTTAAGACATGAGCCATGCGAAGTGTGTGGCTCTTCTGATGCGAAAGCTATATACAGCGACGGAAATACATTTTGTTTTAGTTGCCAAAACTTAACAAAAGCAGACGACGATAATCACACACATCACATGCCTACAAATGTCACATTCAAAGGATCAGCCCAAAGGCTGCATAAACGAAAAATCAGCGAAGCAACCTGCCAACACTACAGAATATACAGAGACGGAGAACTTCTCCGCTTCCCTTATTTCAGCAGCGATAAGACACTTCGAGGATTCAAAACCAAAAGCAAGTTAAAAGAGTTTAAGTATGAAGGAACTACTACTGACACTTTATTTGGTCAGTCTCTTATTCCTTCTACTGGCAAACTTATCATTGTCTATGAAGGCGAACTCGATGCTGCATCGGGGTGGGAGGCGTACCCGAACTGGGCGCATGTTTCCCTACCGCATGGTGCGGCGTCAGCCAAAAAAGACATACAGAAACAACTTCAGTTATTCCAAGGTTATAAAGAGATTATTCTCTTCTTTGACAAGGATGAAGCAGGGAAGAATGCTACGGAACAAGTGGCTGCTCTCCTACCAAGTGGGAAAGTCAAGATTGCTCACCTTCCGGATCCGTACAAGGATGCTTCTGACGCTCTCATGGCTGGAGACGGAGAGGCGATTCGCAAAGCTATCTGGAACGCGTCGCCATATCAACCGGATGGTATCGTCGATGGTAAATCGCTTCTGGAATTAGTCACTAACCCTAGTCCTCCATGTGACTTTGAGTATCCATTTGCAGGACTGCAAAGACTTACTCATGGTTGTAGATACGGAGAGCTAACGGTAATAAGTGCAGGAACAGGTCAAGGTAAATCAACCCTGACAAGACAGTTAGCGACTCACTTTTTAGATAAGGACGAGCGTGTCGGGTATATCGCACTAGAAGAATCAAATAGAAGAACAGCTTTAGGCTTGATGTCTGTAGCTACTGGTAAAGCATTACATCTTGGAGAACATACCAAGGAAACATTACAAGAAGCATATGACTACACGCTCAAAAACTGGAATCTCTTCCTTTATGACCACTTCGGGAGTGCTGATCCTGATACTATCTACAGTCGCATTGAATATATGGCACTCGCGCTCGAAACAAAGACCATATTTTTGGACCATCTAAGCATATTAATTTCTGGATTAGATGGAGATGAGCGTAAGATGATCGACACCACCATGACTAAGCTGAGAAGTTTAGTTGAAAAAACAGGAATAAAACTATTCTTGGTATCACATTTACGTAGAACACAAACAGATAAGAACCATGAAGAAGGTGCACGCGTAACTCTTGGACAACTAAGAGGTAGTGCAGCAATTAGTCAACTAGCAGATGAAGTTTGGGGGTTAGAAAGAAACCAACAAACAGAAGCTGTAGACCAGACAATCCTACGTGTTCTAAAAAACCGATACTCAGGTGAAGTAGGTGTCGCATGTCAATTGAAATACAACAAAGAAACATGTAAATACGATGAAACTACAGAGCCAATTTTCAATCCCAGCACAGACTTCTGAGCTGGTGAAACCAAACCCACCCACAAAACAAGCAAAGAAAAAAGCAAAGTTTAGGGATAAAACATATACCGCTAAAAAATAATGCTGGTATTCGATATAGAAACAAACGGATTATTATATGACGTTTCTAAAATACATTGCATTTCCATCTTTTGTACCAAAGAGGAAAAGAGCTACGTATATAACGATCAAGATGACGAGACGCCCAGTATCAGGGATGGTATCAATCAACTTATGGAAGCTGATACTCTTGCTGGGCACAATATTATTGGGTATGACCTTCCTGTTTTACGGAAGCTTAGCAGTGAGTTTTCTACTACTGCTGAATGCGTTGATACTCTTGTCCTTTCTCGCTTATTTCATCCAAATCTAATGGAGATAGATAAGAGAAGGCAATGGCGACATATGCCACTACAACTATATGGAAGACATTCACTCGAAGCATACGGTTACAGATTGGGCGAATACAAAGGAGACTTTGGTAAGACCAGTGACTGGCAAGAGTGGAGTCAAGATATGCAGGACTACATGGTCCAAGACGTAAAAGTAACTACAAAATTATGCGAGCACTTCCGCCCTTATCTGACGCGTGTAGATTAGAGCATCGCGTCGCAGAAATATTGACTGAACAAGAAATTCATGGATGGACATTTAATGAATCAAAAGCTCAGCAACTTGAGTCACATCTCAGAAGAGAGATGGAAGAAACTATTGACATACTTCGAAAACAATTCCCTTACGTTGCAGGATCGTTGTTCACTCCTAAACGAGATAACGCAACACAAGGGTACAGAGCAGGATGTGAAATACAACGAATAAAGGAGTTTAACCCAACCTCACGAGACCATATTGCATGGATTCTGACGACACATTTGAATGTCAAATTGAGCAAGACCACTACGACTGGGAAACCAATTATCGACGAGATTACATTGACGGAGATAAATATTCCCTTCTCGCTAGCATGTGCGAAATGTTTGACGATAAAGAAGAAGCTTGGAATGATATCCGAAGGCGTGAACGCATGGAACAAGCTTGTTACGACTGAAGGCAGGATACACCACAATTGCTCGGTTAGTACGAACACATTTAGATGTGCTCATCGTAAACCGAATTTGGCACAAGTGCCTGCTGATAAAGAATTTAGAGAGTTATTTACTGCCAGTCTAAGACACACCATGGTAGGTGCAGATTTAAGTGGTATTGAACTACGAATGCTTGCACATTATCTTGGCAGATACGACAACGGTAGGTATGCAGATATTCTTCTCAACGATGATATACATCAAGTAAATGCCGACAAGATCGGTATCACAAGACGTCAAGTTAAGACTGTCACATATGCCTTCCTTTACGGAGCAGGCAACGAAAAAATTGGAACCTCTTATGATAACACCCTCAAACCCAATGAAGCTAAAAAGAAAGGCAAGGAAATTAGAGAAGCGTTTGTTTCTGCAATCGAAGGTCTCGCTGACTTATTGGGAGCGGTTTCAGCTAAGTCTACTAATGGGTGGCTTTTAGCTATTGACGGTAGGAGAGTTCTAGTTGATAGTCCACACAAAGCTCTGAACTATTTACTTCAGTGTTCGGCTGGAGTTATAGCGAAGCGTTGGATGGTTATAGCGAATGATCGACTACAACCTTTTCACACACATCAACTAGCATTCGTTCACGATGAATTGCAGTATGAATGCCGACCATATCATGCAGTTGGTGTGAAACGCGAACTAGAAACTTCAGCAATATTAGCTGGAGAGTATTACCAATTACGCTGTCCTATAGCTGCCGAAGCAAAAGAAGGTTTGACATGGGCAGACGTACATTAGATATGAAATTATTAATTGATTGCGACTATATAGTCTATAAATGCTGTGCAGCAGCAGAAACAGAAATGGATTTTGGAGATGACGTAATAGTTGTTACTTCTAACTTCTCAGATGCAATGAAATGCGTAAAAAGAGATTTAGACAAAATTCAAAATGAATTAGGTTCGTTTGATGATGAATTAATATTGTTTTTTACAAGCCCTAATAATTTTAGGAAAAAAATTCTGCCCGATTACAAGGGTCATCGACAACGAAAAAAACCCTGTGGATTCAAACGTGTCATACAGGAGCTGAAGAAAGAATACAAAGTTATCCTCAAGGATACACTCGAAGCTGATGATGCGTTAGGTATCTACGCAACAAAGTACCCCGGAAATATAATCGTCTCTCCTGATAAAGACATGAGACAGATTCCCGGTAAATTATATGACTTCAAAGAATCAGTAACGATCTCTCCAGAAGAAGGAGCAAGATGGCATTTGATACAAACTATGGCTGGCGATAATACTGATGGATATTCAGGTGTCCCGGGAATAGGTATTAAAAAAGCAGAAAAGATCTTTGAACAAAAAGGATATACGTGGAAAGCAGTCGTTGAGACCTTTGAAGAAAAGGATATGACTGAAGAAGACGCATTAATAAATGCGCGATTAGCAAGAATTTTAACTACTGACGACTACGACCATGAAAAAAGAGAACCAATCCTCTGGCAACCTGTGGGACAGTACGAAATTGACCCTCCATCAAGATCTGGAGATGAGAGAGATCCAGTTAGCACTGTATGAAATAGATAAAGAAACCATGATGGAACTTTATATGAGGTTACAAGAGCAGGTTTTTAAACTCAATAATTTAATTTCACCCCTGTTACATGAAGCAAAAAAAAGAAGGTCCTGATTACTACCAGAGAGGAAACATAGAAGTATGGGATTTCATTAGAGATCAAAGCCTGAACTATCACCTTGGAAACGTAATCAAATATATATGTCGAGCTGGTTATAAAGACAACGACTTAAAAGATTTAAAAAAAGCTGCCCATTATTTACTCAATGAAATCGAAAATAGAACCAAACAAGATTGCTAGAACTGGTCGAGTTCAGCAATGGATTGATAATCCAAAGAATCGTCTACCCGTAAGCTGCACGATATTTAACGTCGACGACAGCATGGAAGGAAGTGATGGAATCGAAGCAAGCTGGCGATTTGTGTCGCATGCTCTCAGGTTTGGAGCAGGAGTTGCGGTCCACTTGTCGGACCTTAGACCAGCAGGAACAGAAACAAATAAAGGACCTGATACTCTCGTTGCCTCGGGACCAGTGTCATTCGCAAAAATCTACTCAACATTAAATGAAATACTTAGACGCGGTGGTACGTACCGCAATGGGGCGTGTGTTATTCACCTCGATATTAATCACGCCGATATTATTGACTTCGTGCAAGTCTCCAGACAAGAACTCCCATGGGTTAAACGATGTGTTGACCTCACCTCAGAACTCTGGGCTAATACAGAAGCTCGAGTCAAGGAAGCAATACTTAGAGGAATTGCAGCAGGAGACATTTGGCTATCAAAAATAAAATATGACAACAATGGGAAACGGATCAGAAGCAACGTCTGTCTTGAGGTTTACTTGCCCTCACGAGGCACATGCCTTCTCCAACATATCAATCTCGGTGCCTGTCGCATCGGCGACTTACGCCCGGCTTTCAGTCAGGGTATGTCCGAGCTGTGCAGTCTCCATGGGAGGACAGGTGTTGGAGAGTCTGGAGAGTACCTTAAACCAGAAGATGACAGACA